TCAAAGCTAAACCTGCCGCGCGTAGTTTCGGGATCATTTCCCCGTTGATCCGAAAGCTTTGTCAGCTGGATTCAGCCAGCGCAAAATGACAGGCACAACAGCGGCTACGCCACCCATTGCCATTGCCTTGAGATCGCCACCAGCCATGTACACGGCCAATGCAGCTGCGATGTATGAGCGGCCCCATGAGGCTGCAATTGCTTTTGCTTGCTCCATTATTTTTCTCCTTTTGGTCGATCCGGTAAATCACCGGAAAATGGCTCATAAACTGGTCGGCCGTAACCCACCACAAATGAGCGTGCTCCCAAAGCTCTTGATTTGACCATCACTTCGCCACCATTGCGCTGATCACCAGCACCGGATGTATTGCCTTCAATGGTCACAATCTGTTTTTCTGATGCACGGATCACCAAGCCAATGTGATTGATTGTTGTTTTGTCATCAACAATGAAATCAAAGAAAACAAAGTCACCAATCTTTGGTGTGGTGTGCCATTGCTTAGCCTTTTGAAATGCCTCGGCTCCAGCTCGTGTGCTGACAACATTTGGCACTTTGACACCGGCTTGATGGGCACACCAATTGAGAAATGAGCCGCACCATGGCAGCTTGTCGGCTTTCATAAATTTGCCGTACTTTGTCTCATTGTTGCCTGTTTCAGCTGTGCCCACCTCAGCGAGCGCAACCTGAATCAAACGCGGCAATGTGCCTTGTGGAAATGTCATGACAATAAAAGCTTTGCTTCCTCAGCTGTAATGCCTAATTTGTCCAGCAATGCAGCTTTCGCTGTGGCCTTTTGGTCGGCTTCATTTTGCAACATGACATCAACATCTTGAGCTTCTTTTTGAGCTGCTTTGATGTAGGCAATTTCATCCTCGGTTGCTTGTCGTTGCTTGCTGACTCCGTTTTCATCGTATGCGATCAACATAGTAATTTGCTCCTTAGCTGTTCTGATAGCCATAAACACGCAATGTGCCTGAGACTGTGCCGGTCGATGGATAAATTGTCATGCCTGTAAATGATGTGTTGTCATTAAAGCCACCGCTGATCTGGTTAATGTACACATCGGTTGTTACCTGAACAGCTGCATGGCCAACCCAGTTTTTGGTTTCAGTCTTAAAAGGATTAAAAAGTTCGACCTTAAGCGATGTCCGGCCGCTGCTTGTACGAGTTGCCGCAAATCTGCCAGCTGTTTGACCTGTAACACGAGCGTTGTTTGCGCTTGCATTTACAATGTCGGCCAATTGGTAATTGTAATTTGTTGATGAATTGTCGCTACCACTTACACGCCAACGAAAATTCAAATCACCATCGGCTGATGAGGTCAATGTGCCTTGTAAGCAATAGTGATCATAAGTGGATGAAAATGAATCGCTAAAATCAATTGTGCTTGCTGTCGTAAAATCAACCTTTTTGATGAAAACATACGCACCGCCACCAGCATTTGACCATGTAAAATCCATGTCCGTGTTTGTAGCTTTGGCCAAAACCTGACCAGTTGTGCCGCCTTTGAGGTCAGCCAACGATGTATCAACCGCTTGCCCAAATACCTCAAAATCAGCTGGCAACGCGGAGACCAAATCTGTGTTGGTCGGCATTTGCCAATTAAAATTGCTCGTTGGATTACTCATTTTTTCTCCTTACGCCACAATTGTGGCATTGATCCAATCCAAAGTTGGATTGACTGTGTTCCATTGTTCTCCCACCGGCACATCGTTCCATCGCATCGCCTGCAATGAAAATGAAATCGGTGACAAAATCATTGAAATACTTACCTGATTGTATCTGGCCGAAAATGTCCAGCCTTCAACGAAACCCAAATAATCTCCAGAATTCATGTTGAGTGGCAGGTCAGAAATCTCCACAGGCATACCCATGAACACATTGATAAGGTCATCCCGATCAGCATCATCAAGCTCTGGATTTGTCAGCTCAAATGTGATGTTGTTGAAATTGAATTCTGGATAAGCTCTTAGTGACAGATAAAAATCAGCTTGATCCTCGGCATCGGTTCCATTGTGCAATGTTGTAGTGATGATTTGAGCCAGTTGCCCATACAAAGCAATCGAAGCTGCATCGCTTGCCGATTTTTCCGATGATGAGGTTGCACCGTATTGAATAGTGACAGAATTTCGCACATCACCGGCTCGTTGCTGGATGCTTAAACCTGATGCCAAAGCATGGTTTGCCGTGAGTTCCACATAACCATTGGCTGACAAATAATTGGTTCGGTGTGTGCTGTCAGCATAGCCAATTTGGCCCGTTGACGATTCAAAAATGTATCCCAATCCCGATGTTGCTAAAGCTGATACCAACGAATAAACATCTGTTCGTGAGCTTGTTCGTGCAGCCAGTTCATAATTGCCTGGTCGATCAATTTCACCCAATCCAGAATTTTGAGCATTTTGCCATTGAACAGTTGGGTCATAAGTTCCCCACTCTAAAGCTGCCGGCACTTCTTGCCATGAATCATACAAAACCTGACTCAAAATTGTGTAAATTTGATCCCCATCAAACTCTTTGGAAAGCACACCATTGGTCAATGCTTTTGGCAATCTGGCCAATGCGCCCAACGCAATGATGTTGATGCGTTGTGCATAATCGACCGATCCAACCTCAGCCACGGAAATGCCTACCTCTACAACAGATCCACCAAAGATTGGTACAAATGTTGCTGTGGAATCTTGTAATTCGATGGTGACAGCATCATTGATCTCGATTGTGACATTGGATTTATCAAGGTTGATAATTTCAAAATTCGTATAACCGGCCTGTGCCTGTTCATAAATGTTCGTGCGACCGCTGGTGATCGTAAGATTAGCCAAAATGGCTGTCGTGTATTGCACACCGCCAATGGTCAGCCGCCAAACAGGATTGAATACTGTCATGCGATTTGCAGGTTATTTGCGCCACCTGTGCCGCGGTAGAAAGAATTGTTTAATGTGTCCACAATTGTGCGTGCTGTGCCTTCTTTGTCAAATGCACCTGTTACAGTTAAATTGATCGTTGTTCCCATTGATGCAGCTTCAGCTTCTCTAAATCGGCCGGGATTGAAATTGCCCGACACGGCCGTGGTTGTGGCTGCGGCTGCCGCTGAGGCCACAGCTGATGTTATGCCGCTTGGCGTGGCTGTTGGTGTTGGACTAAGTGTGGGAGTTAATGTCGTAGCCGGTGATCCAAAAGTGCCACCAGCCGCTCGAATTGTGTCAGCAAATGGCGTGCCAGCTGATCCAGTAGGTTGGCCATCATCATCACCAAAAACTTTTGTGGCACCATAAATGGATGCGGCAATAGCCGCGGCCGTTGCTAATCCTAGAAACGGATTGACCGCAAAACGAGAAGCGATTGCAGCCGCCAATGCTGTGTTTCTTAAAGCAACATAAGCCGCTGTCAATAGTTTGATCGCTGCAATTGTTGCTGTCACTCCGGCAGCAATTTTGGAAGCAACAAAAATTGTGGCAATAACACCGGCCACAATCAACAATTCGTCTTTGAAATTTATGACAGTTTCAATCAAACCTTTGATTCGTTTGCCCCAAATGAGTGCTGTTTTTTCTGATTCTGTCAAACCTGCGGTAAGGCCTTCCTCACCAGTTAAACCATCAACAAAACTTTGAATTACAGGAACAACATTGGTCAAGAGGTATTCACTCAATGCTGTGACCGCTGGTAACAAAGCTGCACCGACTTGTTCTTTGGTTTCATCAATAGCAATGGTTAATTGTTGAAACTTAAATGCCGCTGTGGTTGATTGATTTGCAATAAAGCCATCAAATGTTTTGTTAAGTAATTGCTGAGTTTCATCAAATGTCAATGTCTTGAGCGTTGCAGCATCGATGCCAACGCCCAATTTTGTCAATGCTGTATTTGACCCATCAAAACTTTTCGCAACCGCATTTGTCACAGCCTCCAAAGGCTTCCCAGTTGCCGCGGCAATTTCTTGGCTCAATGTCAATAATTCTTGAGCTTTGGTCAAATCTCCCGTGGATCGCAAAAGCCGAGACAAAGCCGGACGAATAACATCATCGGTTGTTGCTGTCGCTATGCTTTGTGCGCTCACATACTTATCGATACCGGCAATTTGTTCAGCTGTTGCATTGGTGGTGTTGCGGATTGTTTCCTCAAGCTTCCTTTGTCCAGCTTCATCCTCAGCGGCAGCCTTGACAGATGCAACAGCAAATGCACCAATTGCGGCACCAGCTGCGGCAAATGCCAAAGCTGCTTTTTTACCAAATGCGCTCGCTTGATCACCAAGCGTTTGAGTAGATTGTCCGGCTTTTCCAATGTCTTTTGTAAAATTTGCGACATCGGCCAGCAAGGCCAGCTTTAAGGTTCTGGATGTTCCGGCCATGTCACCACTCCTTCAAAATGCGGTCAAAAGCTGCTACCCATTGACTAATCAAACGGGGCTGTTCAGCTCTTAATGTCGGATAGATAAACCAACCGCGTGATCCACGGCCTTCACGACCTGACCACACCGGGAATTGCTTAAATTTGTTTGATCCAAATTCGTAACCACCCCAAAGCTGTTGAGTGGTGCCGCCACCGCTGAATTTTTGAGAAACAAAGCCAAATGACAATTCACCAATTTTTGATGATTTGCTTACGCGCGATCCTTGGGCAATTCTGGATGCCGCCTGATTTGGCCGGCTACTAGCTGCACCAATGATTTTGGATTGCAAATAAGTGGCCAAGCCATTGCTTACGCTTTTGGCTTCTTTTACAGCTTCCTCATCCATTGCTTTAAAAGCTGACAAAACGGATCGCAATTCTTGCTTGTTAAATGCAATCGCTTCCTCAGCCATTTCTTTTCTCCAAAATCTCTATTGCCGTTAATAGATCCTCAGCTGTTTTGAATTCGCTGATTGGTTGGCCACTTGCTATGGCAACCTCCCAAAGAATCCGATTTATGCTTCCGGCTTGGTAACTTTTGGGCTTGCATCACCAACAATGATGTCGCTGACAGTCTCACACCAGATTTCATAAGGCTTGACATTTTTGCCAGCGGCCTCTCGCTTCATGGCGTGGTATGCGAGAAACAACAGATCGGACACGCCCATTTTGTCCTGAGCTTGTCCAATCGTGTTGCCTGTCTTGTTTTCCCATTTTGCCCACTCTGCCGGATGTGCAATGTATGTTTCAGCATTGCCATCTGTGTATTCGATTGTGATTGGTAGTTTCATGCTCCCGATCTCCTTTTTATAGTGTTGGCGTAGTCACACAGGTAAATGACAATGAAACAGTTTGTGCATCTGGTGCTGTGCCTCCGGCTGATGGGAAAATAGGCTGCACATCAAAATTGAACACCGATCCTGATGCAGCTGTAAAAACAACCGCCAAAGGTGTATTTGGTGCTGTGTCGGCCGCTGTCCATAGCGCGTTGCACAATGATCCTCCAGCTGGCCAATCTGCCAACATTTCAACGGCAAATGTGCCTTGAGTGTCAGTCGTGAAATAGGCTTTTCCATCGAGTGTTTGGTATGTATTGATCGTTGAATCAATTGTCAAAATTGCTGATGTGGCCTGAGCATCGTATGTATCACCATCAATGGTGAAAGTAATGTCTCTGCCGGTGACGATTGTTGTTGGCATGATTTCTCCTTAGTTGGTGTAATAGGTGCTGACTTGTAAATCGGCTGTAAGGTAACTACCTGCACCGACTTCCAATGGTTGGGGTTGGTTCACATTGCCGACTTCATAACCTGACGGCATTGCGCTGATGATGCTGATCATCAATTTTTCGAGGTTGTCCAAAGCTGCCGCGTTGTTCATGTATGCGACAACGCCAGTCACAGTCAGATTGACTTTGACTTTTGTTGTTGCTCCATTGATCAAAACGCTTTCAAGATACGGCGCATCCGGGATCAAACAGATCGATGGGCTTGTCATTGTCTCTGGGATGCCGTTATAGACATTGGCAGCAATGGTTGAAAGTGCTGTTTTCAATGGTGTGCGGATCGCGGATTCGATGCTCATTGACACATCGTTTCGACATCAAGAAACGGGCCTAAAAGCCCAATGACTCTATTGGAAAGGCTGCGGCCTAAAATGAAAGGTGATGGCTGAAAATTGTCTGACATGATTTGGTTGCCGGGAGCTGTAATGCTCTGGAAAATTTCAACCGCCACAACCAAAATTGCATTTTCAATTGGTGGTGTCGATGCGTACAGCTGGGCTGCCGATGATCCACTCAATGTCGCTGTTGCCGCTGGAATAAACGGCAATGGATAAGTTCGATCAGCTGCGGCTGTTGCAGCTGTAAATGTGTAAGGCTCAATCCGATCATCGGTGACTGTATAGGTTGCGTTGTAAGTTCCGGCCCCGGTAACTACAACAGATTGACCCGGCACAAAGTAATTTGGCCGCTGTGTGGTGAAATAAATGACGGAATCACTCACATTGGCAAAAGTCACCGATGATTGGTATTGCGTAAGTAAAGGCAAAATTGTTTGCTCAGCGGAATCTATGTATGAATCCAATTGAGCATCACTATACAAAGAAACCGAGACACCCAAAATCGCTCTCAGCTGTGAGGCTGTAACTATTGCAGGCATCTCGGTTCCTTTCGTGTCAGTAGCGTTCGGGAGCGACCGCTACCGATAGTGA